GGTCGCCGTGTTCGTTCTGCGCCATGTTGGCCAGCCGGGGCGGGGTCTACAAATCGGAGGCCACCGCCGGTAGGGGCCAGCAGTGGCACGACCACTGCTCCTGTACCACGGAACCGTTGTATGCCCGTGACACCTCGCCGGTGCCGTTCGCTGGTGAGTGGGAGCAAGCCAAGCGGATCGCCTCGGATGAGGGGATCCGCACCGATGTTGCTTTCCGCCGTCTGGTGGAGGGTCGCAATGCCCCGCCGAGCCCGTGACGGGTGAGGCCCGACCATAGGAGGCCGTGACGGCCGACGAACCAACCCCCACCGACGAGGCACCCGTGACGGATGCCCCCGAGGCGCCCGCTGCCCGCCCCAACGACCTGGCGTCGATGGAGAAGGCATTGGCGAAGGCAAACAAGGAAGCTGCGGACGCACGTGCCGCGCTGAAGGCGCTCAAGCCCCTGGCCGACAGGGCCAAGGAGCTGGAGGACGCCAGCAAGACGGAGCTGGAGAAGCTGACCGAGCAGCTCGCTACCGCCAAGGCCGAAGCGGCCGAGGCGTTGAGTGCCCGCCAGCGGCTCGACCTGGCCCTAGAGAAGGCCCCTGCCGGTCTCGGTATCGAGGACGTGCGGTGGGTCGCCAACCGGGCGCAGGGGGCCACACCGGAGGAACTGGAGGCCGACCTGGTCGACCTGTTCGCCCGGTTCGCTCCGAACCCCACCACCACCCCGCCGGCCAATGGCGCCCGGCAACCGATCGAAGCGCTCCGCCCCGGGGCGTTGCCGTCCACCCCCGCACCGACGCTGCACGACCAGATCGCCGCCGCCGAGCAGGCGAAGGACTGGAAGACGGCGTTGGTCCTCAAGTCTCAACTCACCCAGCAGTTGAGGGAAACAACCAACCAGTGATCAGGGCTGGAGCCCTGGAAGGAGGCCACCAAAAATGGCACAGGGCACGACCTACTCGATCATCAACTACGAGGGGGAGCTGTACAACCTCACCCCGGAGGACACCCCGTTTCTGTCCGCCATCGGCGGCCTGAACGGTGGCAAGCGGATCAATTCCGTGTTCTGGACGTGGCAGACCGAAACGAACCGGGCCGCCGACAAGTACCGGCAGCGTCTCGAGGGTGCCGACGCCCCCGCCGCGTCCCAGCGGACCCGGTCGGTGGCCCGCAACGTCGTCGAGATTCACCAGGAGACGGTGGAGACCTCGTACACGAAGCAGGCCGCGTACGGGCAGGTTGGCTCGTCGGGGTCGAGCAACACGGCCACGATCGCCGGGACCGGGTCGAACCCGGTCCTCGACGAGCACGCCCACCAGACGAAGCTCGCCATCAAGGCCAAGGCCCGCGACATCGAACAGGGTTTCGTGTCCGGCCTCTACAACGAACCGACAGATAACAACACGGCCCGCCGGACTCGGGGCCTGATCCAGGCCACCGCCACCAACGTCACCGATGCCGGCACCATCGTCGGCAACGGGGCCTCCACGATCGCCACCAACGGTGACATCACCGAAACCAGCCACGGCCTGTCGGTGGGGGACATCGTGACCGCTCGGGGCCTCGGCACCGGCGCCATCGGGGTCCTCGAGGATCACCAGCAGTACTGGGTGAAGACGACGGCGGACGCCGACACGTTCACCCTGTCGGCTACGTCCGGTGGGGCAACGATCACGTTCGCCGGGACCGGCACCGCCGACTTCTACGAGGCGGACGCCCTCACCGAAACCCACGTGCTGGACACCATGGAACTGGCGTGGGCCAACGGTGGCCTGATGGAGTCCGAGACCCGCACGATCATGTGCAACGCTCCGCTCCGCCGGAAGCTGACCAAGCTGTTCATCACCGACAAGGGCTACATCGAGGGAACCCGGAACGTCGGTGGCGTGTCGCTGTCGACGATTCAGACCGACTTCGGGGTCTGCAACATCATCCTGTCCCGGTACGTCCCGACCGGGTGCATGATGTTCGTCAGCCTGGAGGAGTGCCAGCCGGTGTTCCTCGACATCCCCGGCAAGGGGCACTTCTTCGTCGAGCCCCTGGCCCGGACCGGTGCTGCCGTGAAGGATCAGCTGTACGGCGAGGTTGGTCTCCAGTACGGCTCGGAGATCAAGCACGCCAAGATTTTGGGGGTGAAGTAACTGATGCCCAAGGTTCGGATGTACCACGCTGGTGGTGACTACTACCAGGAGGCGTCGGCGGCCGCGTTTGAGCGGGACTACCAGCATGAGGGGTGGGTGCTCGCTGAGCCTGAACCTGTGGCGGAGCCGGTCGCGGTGGAAACCGTGGGCGTTGAGGCCGAGGGGGAATCCGCCGTCCCCCCGGCCGAGGCGCCTGACGTCACCCCACCGAAGCGCGGGGCGCGGGCGAAGTGACCGGCCAGGGGTTCGACGGTAGGAGCGGTTGGTCGTGAGCGCTGTCGGGCCCCTGGCTACTGTCGCCGATGTCGCGCTGCGGCACCCGGCGGGGGAGTTGACCGCCGCCCAGGAAGCACGGGCAGCGGTGCTGCTTGAGGACGCGTCGGGGCAGATGCGGGACCACCTGGAGCAGATCGTCTCGTTCGTTGAGGACGACACGGTGACGGTCCGCACCCAGGGCGCCCGCATCGACCTGTGGGAGCTGCCCGTTGGCGCTGTGTCGTCGGTGGCCGGCTCCGATGGGACGGAGCTGCCGGCTGCCGCCTGGTCGTGGGACGGGCTCCACACCGTCACCATCCTCGACCCCGCCTATCTGGCGCCGACGATGCAGGTGACCTACACCCACGGCCACGAAGACACCCCCGCTGGTGTCGTGGCCCGGGTGTGCCTCATGGTCAACCGGGTCCTCACCGCTCCCTCGGCCACTGAGGGCCTGGCGTCGGAGCAGATCGGCCAGTATTCCTACCAGGCCGCCGGCGGCAGCGCTGGCGTCTCGACGTTCCTGACCAAGAACGACGAGAAGGCCGTGCGCCGGTATCGGCGGGGGGCGACCGGGACCATCATGGTGCGCGCCGGGTGATTCCCGACAGTCTGCTCCCTCACAGTGTGGTGAAGGTGCGGCCCGTCAGTTCGACCGACGGCTACGGCGACACGGCCTACGACTACGGGGTGGCCGCCACGAGGACCACGATCTCGGGCCGGGTCCAGCAGGACCAGCGCTCCGAGGTGCACGACGCCCTGCGGGACGCCACCAGCCAGACGTGGACCCTGTTCACGAACCACACCGACATCCGGGCCACCGACCGGATCGAGTGGGCCGGGCATCCCAGCGGGTCGCTCACGTTCGAGGTGTGGGGGCCACCGGAACCGGCGCACGCCGGGCCCGCCACCGCCCACCACATGGAGGTAACTCTCATGGTCCGAGCGGGCTGATGGCCAAGAAGCGCAACTACCAGTCCCAGGTGTTCCGGGCCAAAGGGGTCCGGCTCGTGTTCTCCCCCAAGGAAGGCCGGAACCTGCTCACCTCTCCCGAGGTGACCGCCGACCTGGTAGGTAGGGCCGAGGCGATCATCGCCGCCGCCGACGCTTCCTCCGGTGGCAAACACGTGATGCGGGTTAACGGGCGGGGGGTGCGGGGGGCGCGTGGCCGTGTCGCCCGCCGGTCCCGGGTGGCGATCATCACCGCCGACGCCCGAGCCGTCATCGGCTCCGCCAAGGAGAACACCCTGGTTCGGGCGTTGGGTGCCGGCAAGGCTGACCCGCCGGGGAACCCGCCACCGCCAGGACCCGGGTAATGGCCGAGGTCATCGTCTTCCCCGACGCCGTGGCCAAGGTCAAGACCTACCTCGATGATGTGGCCGCCCTTGACGGGATCCCCATCGTCCACGCCGTCCCGAACCCCCGACCGGCGACGTTCGTCCAGTTGACCCGCACCGGTGGCACCGCTGTTGAGCTCGTGGTCGACCGGCCGTTCATCTCGGTCGACTGTTGGGCCGCCACCTCCCCGGCGGCTATGACCCTCGCCCAGTTGGTGCGAGCCCACCTGCACGCAGCGTGGGGGACGGTGGTCGACGGCACCGCCGTCTACGGCGTGCGGGAGCTGGCCGGCCCGGCCGAAGTGCCGGACCCCGACAGCGATCAGCCGCGTGTGCGGCAGACGTTCCAGATCGGCCTCCGGGCCAACTAGCTAAGGAGACAGCCCGATGGCCAACGATGCCACTAACGTCCTGGTGGGCGCGACAGGCAAGATCTACGGTGGCGGCTCGACGCTGCCCACCGATGCCACCACCGCCCCCCACGTCAGCTACAACGACTACGGCTACGTGTCCGACGGTGGGGTCACTCTGGCGGTGTCGACCAGCATCACCGACATCAAAGCATGGGGTGGCGACATCGTTCGCTCCATCCGCTCCGAGCACAAGGTGTCGGTGTCGCTGGAGTTCCTGGAGACCAACGCCTTCACGTTGCAGGCGTTCACTGGGGATGACACGGCCACCGCTGACGCGGCCGAGATCAAGAACGTTGGTGGTGTCCGCCAGAAGTGGATCATCGACACCATCGACGGTGACAACACCCTCCGGGTGGTCATCCCCGACGGTGAGGTGGCCGAACTCGGCGACCTGGTGTTGAACACGGAGGAGGCGGTCAAGTTCCCGGTGACGATCACGTGCTACCCCGACGGTGACGGCACCAAGGCCTACATCTACCGGGACTCCGGCGCCTGATGGGTGACGTGTTCGACCTGGACGCCCTCGTCGAGGAGGGCGAGCCGTTCGCCTGGTCGTTCGGTGGCACCGAGTTCGTCTTCCCCGCTGACCCGTCGATCGAGGCGCTCGAGTACCTGGCCAAGGGTGACCTGCAAATGTGCTTGTACGCCCTCCTCGGCGACGACGAGTACCGCCGGCTGGACGAGCTGCCCGACCGCCTGGGCCAGGCCAAGTTCCAGGCCCTCATCGGCGCCTACTTCAAGCACGCCGGTGTTGACCAGGGAAAATCCTCTCGGCCCTCCAAATCTGCTCGGCAGACCCGGTCGGCCAGGGCCCTGCGGTAGAAGCCGACTTCCACAGGTACTACAGCCTGGATTTGGGTGACCTGATCCGGGGTCGCCGGTGGCGGAAACTGGTGGCCCTCCTCCAGCACCTCCCCCCGGAGTCGGCCACCCACACCGCCCTACTGGGCCCCCAGTGGACGAGGACCGATCACCTACTGGCGGCTGTGGTCGACGTCCTCGCTATCGCCAACTGGCAGCGGCAGGGCAAGAAAGGCGCCCCCCGCCCGAAACCGGTGAAACGCCCCGGGGTCGGTCCCCAGGAGGAACGGTTCGGTGGGGAGGCGATGACCACAGACGAGGTGGATGCCGCGCTGGCGGCCCGCTACCGGCACGACGACGACGAGGAGGTGTAAGCGCATGGCTGTAGAGCTCGCCACCGCCTACATCAGCCTCGTGCCGTCCACCAAGGGCGTCCGCAAGGCCATTGCCGAGGAGTTCGGTCAGGGGGCCGAGGACGCTGTCGACGAGGCAGGCAAGGCCGGGGAGGGTGCCGGTGGTGCGTTCGCCACTGGGTTCGGGGCCAAGGCCAAGCTGGCCCTGGTCGGCGCCGGGGTCGCCATCGGCGGGCTCCTGGTCAAGGGGACCATGGACGCCATCGACCGGCAGGCGTCTAACGCCGAGCTGGCCGCCTCCCTCGGCCTTGACGAGGCCACGGCCGCCCGGGTCGGCCAGGTCGCTGGTGACGTGTGGGCCAACAACTTCGGGGAGAACATCGGCCAGGTCAACGACGCCATCGCCGCCATCTCCACCAACCTCACGAACGTCGGCGACATCCAATCCGGTGACCTGCAGTCCCTATCCCAGGATGCCCTCACCCTCTCGGGTGTCCTTGGTGAAGACGTCGGCCGGGCGGTTCGCGGTGTCGGCCAGTTGCTCCGCACCGGCCTGGTCAACGACTCCACCGAAGCGTTCGATCTGGTCACCGCCACCGCCCAGCGGCTCCCCAAGGAGATGCGGGGCGAACTGATCGACTCGATTGAGGAGTACTCCAACCAGTTCGCCACGTTCGGGGTCACCGGTCGGGATGCCATGGACCTGGTCATTGCCGGTGTCGAAGGTGGCGCCCGTGGTGTCGATGGGGTGATGGACTCCATCAAGGAGTTCGGGCTCAACATCACCGCCGGCACGAAACCAGCGGAGAACGCCCTCAAAGAGCTGGGTCTCAACATCGAGGACATGCAGGCCTTGATCGACCAGGATCAGGGGGCCACCGCGTTCTCGAAGGTCGCTCGGGCCCTGTCGGGGTTGTCCAGCGAAAGCGACAAGGCCCGCCTGTACGCCGACCTCCTCGGCGGCACGTTCGAACAGGTCGGCAATCTCGGCCTAGAGCGGATGTCCGACTTCGAGGGAGTCCTCGGTGACATCAGCGGATCCACCCAGGACGCCGCCGACACTCTCGCCGGGTCGTTCTCGCAGCGGCTCGAGCAACTGAAACGCAAGGGGTTTGATGCCCTGATCAAGGCCGGCGAGAAAGTCCTCCCCGTCCTGGAAGAGGTCGTGGGTGGCGTCGAGGCGTTCATCGCCGCCTTCCAAGCCAACGACGGGGACGTCACCTCGGCCGGGTTCGCCGGATTCATGGAGAAATTCGCCAACCTCCTCCGCGACATCGAACCCACCATCCGGGCCGTCATCGGAGCCATCATCGACTTCGGCCGCGAAGTGATCACGTTCTTCTCGGAGAACCAGGCGGCCCTTGTCGCGGTCGGCATCCTCATCACCGGTGTGGTGGTCGGTGCGTTCATCGCCTGGGCAGTCGCCGCCGGCACAGCCGCCATTGCCACCCTCGCCCTTATCTGGCCGTTCCTCCTCGTCGGTGTCGCTATTGCCGCCATCGCCGCCGCCCTGATCTGGGCCTACGAGAACTGGGATGGGTTCCGGGCTGCCGTGGATGCCGTGGCGGGGTTCCTGACCGACACCCTGTGGCCGGCGTTGAAAGTCATTGCCGATTTCATCATCGAGGATCTGATCCCGGCGGTGGCTGACATCGTCGGCTGGCTGGCCGGCAGCCTGGCCGACAACATCTCCAACATCGCCGACCTGTTCGCCGACCTGTGGGGCGCCGGGGTCGAACTGAAAGATCAGCTGGTCGACGCCTTCAACGCCATCGTCGACTTCGTCACCGAACTACCGGGCCGCCTCCTCGACGCCGGCAAGGGCATGTGGGACTTCATCACCCAGCCGTTCGAGGATGCGATGAACGCCATTCGCAACCTGTGGAACGACACGGTGGGCGGGTTCTCCGTGACGCTCCCGGAGTGGATGGGTACCTTCCTCCCTGGGGCCGGCGGCAAAGGGTTCACCATCCCGAAGCTCCACGGCGGCGGCATGGTCCCCGGCCGTGCCGGCGAGGACGTCCTGATCCTGGCGCAGGCGGGCGAGCAGGTCATCTCGGCCGCCGACGTGCGGGCCATGCGGGCCGTCGAACCGGCGGACGGCACCGCCGGCCGGGGCGGGATCAACATTGGTGTCCTCAACACCCAACCCCGCCCGCTGCTTGAGCAGTTCATCGAGCTCCAGCACTTGATGCCCGCCGCCGCATGACCGAGAAGCCGGGCAGGTCCCCAGCCGAGCAGTGGTGGACGATCAACGGTGAGGACGTCATGGAAGCGCTGCGCCGCTGCTATGAAGGCACCCCGCCAGACCTCGTCTACCTGGAGCTGATCGCGAACAGCACGAGCGAGGACTTCGGCACGACATGACCGACGTCCTGGCCCTCACCCTCGTCGGCGCCAACGGCGACCTCATCGACTGCGCCACCGCCCCCTACCGCTTGGGCGCCGGGCAGGTCCTCTTCGGGCCCCCACCCGTCGAAACCCCCAGCCTGCCCGCCACTGGCCTCCTCGCCGGTGTCGTCGACGGGCGGGCCCGCTGGTCCGAACGGGCGCTGCGGGTCCCCCTGGTCCTCGACTGCGGCACCCCGCAAGAGCTATTGGCGGCCATCCAACGGCTGTCGGCTGCTG